GCAAGTTTTTTGGGATATGAAAAGCAAAATTGTATTTGAATATTGGATACCTGATGATTTTTGTGAAACTGCGGGTTTAAAACCTAAATGGATTACAAAAAGTTTTGAAGCAGAATGTATTGCAATGTTATTTTCTAAAAAAGGAAAAGAAAAATATTTTGCTTATAACAAATTGATTGACATTTATAAATATACAGACCAACAGATTAAAGACTTAATGAAAGAAATGAGGATGGACTAATGAAAATTGATTTAAGAGAACGAGAATGGAGACACATCAAAGTTGGATTACTTCAATCAATTTCTAATGCTGATAAATGTTCTAAATGTAAATTTGACGATAACCCTTTAATAAAAGAACTTTTAAAACTACATGACAAAATTGCTGTAGAAATGGAAAAGAAAAAAGAAAAACCAAAAAGCGATCCTAACGACCCACGCAAAGTAAAATATTATGCAAAATTAGGTTTTTATCAACAATTAACTGCTGCCGATATGATGGGCTATAAATCTGAAGGTACTTTAGTTAAATATCGAAAAAATGGTGTGTTAAAAGAAAATATACATTGGATACGAACAGTTGGTAGGGGTATTTCCTATAACCCAGAAAAATGTGCAGCAGCAATTAGAAAAGCAAAATATGAAAAATAAATCTTGTATATCACACATTTAGTCTGCAAAGGACAAATCGGAGTCAACCCGATATATTATGGACTAACAGCAAAATTTAGACCTTGGTATTTCGATGGAAAAAAAGTTTATGCGGGTAGATTATATGAGACAAAATCAGAAGCAGAAAAAGCAGCAGCAAGACTCAGGACAGATTGTATGTTGCGGAGTTCATGTCTTTAGAGTTATAAATGGTACAAGATATTGGATTAGCACCCCACCAGATGGATACGAGGATAAAATTTGGAGTAGGTAATGGCATCTCTTAGGTATCATGCTGGACGCATGGTGCTTTATGAGAAAACACCACAAGAATGGCGAGTAAAAATAAAATCAAAGACAGGCAAAGTTGATTTAGCACTAAGTGCTAAAGAACTTGAACCAGCTATCATAGAAGCTGAATATTTGTACGCAGATATAAGAGCTATAAATAGAGGTTTACCAAAATGTATTGATTGCATTCATCATTTAGTAGTTAAAGCAGAATGCGGATTAAGTTTACCAGAAGGTAAAGCTAGTGGAGGGGTTTGGGCGAAAGATTGTCCTTATTTTTGGGAGAGGAAGATTTAGCATTTATTTTGTCTATATGATCTCCAGCTTGATTTATTATTTTCGTTAATCTAAAATTTTCCATTGCAAAAGCACTTATGAGATCAGGTATATCATCAGGATCTATATAGTTAAAAACTTCTCTTAAAATTAATTCTACTTGAAACTCTTCTTCCATGGTCACACTTGCAAAAACCCAAGGTTCAATTTTTCGCCTTTTTTTTGCTTGTTTATTAAACCAACCAGACCAAGGCATTTCGAGTTTCATTAAAGTGTCCTCCACCCTAACAATAACCTTTTATTCATAAAAGTCTAGTTATTCCTTATATACTGTGCTTTTTTATCTTCTATTGTCTGTTCTGGATATTGAATTGTATGCCAAACGTGTTCACATTTGAAACACAATCTTCTTCTAATAATTATATGTTGCGAGTTTCTATCAGATTGAATTACTTTTTGTCTTGAAAGAGTATTACACTTTGGACAGGTTACAAAATTTAATCTGTGCATCTGTAGATTTATATGGTTTTTTATTTTAATATATAACTAGTTACAAAAAAAGTTATGCCTGGACACTACGGAACAGGAATAAAAAAGAAAAAGAAAAAGAAGGGCGGTAAAAAGTAGTTACCTACCTGGAAACAAAGCTTTTTCTAACATATTGCACAATTGATCATCTATTGTGTTGTCAGTTTTTTTAACCATAGCTCGTATTATATCTAATGCGAGTTTTTTTAATGCTTTACCTTTTAAAAATGTGAAAAGGATTGGTTCAATAATTTTTAGCATTGTTTATAGTAAATTGCTAACTTAATAGTAGCTCATTCCCTACATCTGAGCTAAACCTCTCTTATTGGTGGTCTGTGAGAGAGGTTTATCTTTTTGGTCTAATTTCTGCAACAGCTATATCTAGAGAATTAAGTCTTCCATAAATATCTCTCATATCAGCGTGCATATCATCCATCTTGTCAGAAATTAATTCTACTTTGGTTAGTAAGCTAACTACATCTTCTCTATTTTTTTTACCTCTATAGCTAAGTGAACCAGCAGAAACAAATACCGCTGTTAATACTGCCCCTCCTGTTGCTGCAATAAGTTCTACCACTTTTTTGGTTTGTGTATATAGTTATAGTATATATCATTTGCTTATTATGGAAGAAAAAGAAGAAAAGGAAGGAACTGATTGGGCTGAAATTTTTGGTCATGGTGTCCGATTTATGATTCTTTGCTGGAGTTTAGCGATGATGACTCTTGGATATATGGATAAAATACGCAATGACGGTGCTTTTTTAGCAGGTTTGACCAGTGGGGTGTTAGGCAGCTATGGCATCTCCGTTAACAAGAAAAAAAGCGGTGTTGGCAATACTCCAAAAATTGTGGATAATAAAGATAACAAAAACGTAACACAATGAAAAAATTATTACCGCTATTAATTTTAATTGCAGCCCCCGCACACGCAGACATCACTTCGTCAATTTCATCAAGTATCCAATTAGAAGTAGCTGCTCCAGGTACTACAGCAGATCGAATTGGAAATTCTTACTCTGTTTCTGGTACAGGTGTTACTACTACAGACGGAACAACGGCTGGTAGTCTAGGGGGACTAGGAGCAGCGACTAATGGGGTCAATGCTTACACAGCAATTACAGCATCTCAGCTTACAGATGGCGAAAGCTTCACATATAATGTTTCACACACTACTGGAGATACGATAGAAACATCATTGACGGTAGGCGAGGTCAGCCCATTTGGAGATTTGACCAGCACGAGTGGAGGCACAGTAGGCGATTTAGACGGTACTGTTGACAATCACGTTATTTCGGTCACAGCGGGAGGGGCTGGAACTACAGCAACAGCTTCTTATGTAACTTCTGTTACCTTGGTTTAAATATGAGCTATGCGGAAGCTTTTATTACTGTTTTTTATATATGCTTTACCAGCTAACGCAAATATTGTCCCTAATTTCACGACTGGGACTATGTCCAGCACGACTAATACTCAAACTACAATTACAGAATCGATTACGAGCAAAGACTATAAAACTGGCTACGAATACACCGTTACAGGTGTTGGTATTAGTGCAGATGGCGATATTTCGCCAGACGCAACTAATGTTACAGGAACAGTAGGAGGACAGAGTTATACATGGAAAGGAGCAGACATGACAACAAAACCAGATTGGACATTAACAAATCCAACTTCTGGCGATGCCTTCCAATTTACAGAAAGTTATTCCGCCCCAGGGCTTCAAAACGTCACAACCATAAATCGCACCATAGAAACGGAATCGGTAGTAACCTCTACATCTGTCTTTCAATAGCCCTGTTACCGACAGGTGTTTTAGCTAATTCTGTAAGTCAATCAAATTCTGGAAGTGTAACTAACCAAAACTGGAATGTCAATAATGGAGGATTTCATACTAATCAATATGGAGGCGGTGTTGTCTGTCAAGGAGCAATGATGACCATAACTCCTTTCACTACATTTAACACAAACTATCGAAAGCCATATCGAGATTATTACTATACTCCTGTGTACGATGAAACAGATCTTGTTGGCGACTTTGATGATGACGGTAACCCAATAGGAGATGGTACGCCTGATAATCCAGGGTCAATACTCTTCTATCAACAAAACTACTCTGGTACAAACAAAGATAGCTTTGCACTTGGAACAGGAATTACATTAAATTTTAGTATTCCATTAGATAGACAATATACAAAACAATGCAAAGAAGCTGCTAAAGTACAAAACGATTTAAACAAACAAAAGCTAAAAAATCTTGAGCTGGATTGGCATATGGCAAGATTACGTCATTGCGGAGAGAAAAAAATCGCTGGGATAGAATTTACAGTTGACTCTCCTTACTACAATTTATGCCGTGACATCAAGATCGTCCCCCCAAAACAAGGTCAAATTATTCCGCATCAACATTCTTTGACTTCCGAGAAGTAAGTTTTTTTATTAATTGTTTAACCAAAGGTTTT